AACGCCTCTGGGTCTAGGTTCTTGTCCGCCGCCCCTGCCTCTGTGAGGGTTTTCACGGCGTGGGGTGCGTTGATGCCGTGGAACTCTTCACGAACGATAGACTCAACGACGGTGCGGCGCGCCTCACCCTCCAACACTGCGATGCGCTCATGCAGCGCCCGGTTCTCGGTAGCGAGGCGGGCGGCCTCAGACACGGCGGACTCACGGGCCGATTCGGCGCACCCGTCATTCTCCACCGGCCCCGGCTCCGGCTCTACTGCTTCGGCGGCCGCGTCGGCGGTGTTTTCGTCGCTGGCGGGTGCCGTTTCACCGGCCACGGCCTCACCGGGGGCGTTGTTTTCCAGGGTGTCGTTGGTGCCTGTGATTTCTTCCACGGGGTTCTGTTGTTCATGGGGTTTGGGCATTTCGCCTTCGTCCTCCTTCTGGTGTTCTAGGATTTGGTCGATTCGTCCCCCGCGTCCTGGGCGGGTTACGAAGTCTACGGAGCGGATGCTGTGGATTGCTTCTACTACGCCGTCGGGGTTGATGCTGGCGGTTCCGTTGATGCTTACGCCGATGATGTGTGCGCGGTCTGCTAGGAATTTTCGGTGTGATTCGAAGATTTCTGCGGTTGCTTCTAGTGCCCCGGTTTCTGGGTTGATGGTTGCGGGGGTTGCTAGTGCTCCGGCTAGTTGGTTGAGGTCGCCTTCGGGCCTCTCCCATTCTTCGTTTTCGGTTTGGTGGTTGATGTACATGTGTGTGCCGGCGGGGAAGAGGTGGGCGGCGCCCGAGATGGTTTCGGGTGGGTAGTAGCCGCTTGAGCCTTGGCCGGGGGTGATGATGGTGATTGCGATTTTTGCGCCGGTTAGGTCGCTGGTTGGTTGTCCGCCTGCTGATTCGCGGGTGAGTGTTTTAGGCATTTTTGGCTTTCTGTTTTAGGTCGCTCAGTGGGCGTTGGGTGATGGTGTCGCGCCACCCCGGGTTTGTGGTTCTTTGGGCTAGGGCGGTGAATGGGATTTGCCCGGTGTTTATGAGGTGGGCGCGCTGGGCACCTAGTATGTCGGCTTGCGCTTGTGGTGTTAGTGACCTGTACCATTGCTCGCCGGTTTGGATTTTTGGTGCGGTGTCGGTTTGGTTGATGCCGAGTTGTGCCCAGGGTTTGGTTTTTGGTACGCGGGTGCACCTGCCGCGGTGGTGGTCGTTTGGGCCGGGTTCGGTGGTGGGGTGGGTTGTGCCGTGCATGGCGATGCATGCGGGGCATGTGCGTTTGTCTAGGGCGGCTACCCATACCCAGCCTTCTAGGATGTCGGTGTTACGGCTCTCCCATTGTTGTGTTGCGTGGCGTTGCGCGTCGTGGGTTTCTGTGCGGGCGATCATGGTTGCGCGTGGTAGCCCGCCTTTGAAGGTGTTGCCGACTTGTTTTAGGAGTTGCCGCGCGGTTTCTTCTGGGTTTGCCCCTGTTGCGGTGCCGCGTATGAGGGCGTGTTTTAGTTTGGTGTCGATTTCTTCGGGGAGCCGCAGGGTGTGGGTGGTGATGCGCTGGGTTGTGCGGCGCACCATCCAGTCGATTTCTTCGGGTGTGATGGTGTTGAGGGTGTGGGAGAGCGCGTAGGTGAGGGGTAGCTGTGTTTTTACCATCCTGGCGTGTGCGTCTAGTGCACTGTTGATCGCATCGGGAATGGTGATGTCGGCGGTTACGCCGGTGTATTCGGCGAGTAGTTCTTCTAGTTTTTCGCGGGCGTGCTGCAGGGCTTCGTGGGTGCGGTTTGCTTGGAGGATGCGCCACCCGGGGGCTGCCCCTGTGGTGGGGTCTTGTGCCGCCCGGATGGCGTCGGCGAATGCTGCCTCTAGTGTTTCCCATGCTGCGGCCCATTGTGTGGCTAGTGTTGTTTCTGGGAGGGCTAGCATGCGTTCGGTTTGGTCTTTGAGGCGTTGTGCGGCTTCGGCGGCTGCCATGTGCACGGTCATTCGTCGCTCCGTTCTCCGCGTGTTGCTTGGGCTATGATTGCGTCGGCTAGGTTGGCCCCTGCGGGTATGAACTCCCCTGTGGTGGGGTCTGTCATTCCGGCTATGATTTCGTCGGGGTCGCGCACCCCTAGCGCGCGTAGGGTGAGCAGCGCCAAGGTCTCGTAGGGTACTAGCCCTGTGGCGTAGGTTTTGGTTACGGCGTCGATTGTTTCGGCTAGCGTCTGCTCGTTGAGGTCTGGGAAATGGAACACTAGGGTGCGTTCTACCCCGTCGGGTAGGCTTATGTCCCATTGCCCGGCGGCCTGTTTCACGGTGCCTTTGAGTGGGCCTTGCGGGGCGGCTATGGCGGCGTCGATGACGTGCCCGAGGATCGCCCGGTAGGTTTCTTGCCAGAGGTGTTGCCGCGCCATGAGGTCGTTGAGCATTGGCCGGTCTAGGGTTTCGGCTACGGCCCGCGCCCCGGTCTGCCCTGGGTCGCCTAGTAGCATGGTTACGGGGACGCCTAGTGCGGCGGCGACCATTGATGCTAGGGGTTTACCTGATTCTGCGTCGATTGCCGCCCCGGTCTTGGGCATGGCCTCTACTGTGGCGTCTACGGTGCCGATTACCCCGGGTGTGGGGGATAATGCGGCGTGCTGTAGTGCGCGGCGGGCTTCTGAGGCGGCTTTGTTGTTTTTCGCTGTTACCCGGTGGCTGATGCGTGCTAGTGCGCGCATGAGCCGCGCCCAGTCCTCAAGGTAGATTTTGTATGCGCGTGCCCAGGGGAGGGCTGCGAAGATGTCGGGCACGCCCCAGGCCCAGCCGTCGGGTGATCCGTCTGCCTGGTGGTGGATGGGGGTTGTCCAGTCTACGGGGATGCCGCCTATGCTTTGGGGTTGCGCTACGGGCCGCCAACCGAGGGCGGGGTAGTAGGCTTCTTTGCGGACGGTCTGGGTGCTCGCGGCGTCGTATAGTTTTTCTGTCCAGGCGCGCAAATAGTACCGTGGCTCTGATGCGTTTTCTGGGTTGGTGAGTACGCCGGTGATTTCGGTGAGTGGGATGGTGCGGGCGGTTACGGCCCCGCTGGTGGGGTCGGTGCGTAGGGCGATGAATATGTTCCCGTCGGTCGCTTGCGCGTGTTCTAGCCGGTGCTGTGCTTGCATGCCTGTGAGTGCGCGGCGGTTTGCGGGCGCATCCCAAAACGCCTGTATGACGGCGTTCACATCCTGGCTGCTGTTTTCTGCTGTTGCTTTAGCGGTCACACCCACACCCGCGCCGAAGACGTACCCGGCGCGGACATGCACGCCACGCTTCACCAGCGGGTCGGACACGGACATTAGCCTGCACACGTCGCTATTGCGCTTCACACCGGCTAGGGTGAACTCCTCGCTGCCTATGGTGGTGAGCCGCCGCCACCCCGCGTCCTCCGCCATCATCCCTTCAATCGTGGAGAATGACTCACGCAGCTGCGCGGTTGCGGCCTCTAGCTCACGGGCCGGGCCGTTGAAAGCGCCCGTAATGGTCTCGCGCGCCGATTCGATGATGCTTTGCAGGCGGCCCATAGGGCGCCCCCTCTCTTAGTAGAATCCGATGCTGTACCCGTCCTCACCCCATTCTTCGGCGTCTTCTATCGTGTCCCCGCCGGTGATGGGGTTGATGCCGAGCTGGTTCGCTGCCTGTGTCATGGCGTCCACCGCGTCGTCGTGCTTCCCGTTCGGGAACAGCTTCGCTTCCTCAACTAGCTCTTCAACATTTGGTAGCAGGTGCGGCTCGGGTAGGATGATGTCGCCGGAGTGCGCTAGTGGCGAGACGGCGTTAGCGCGGACGACTTTACCGCCGTCGGGTGTGACTGGGATTATCCCGGCGACTTTCCCGCGTAGGGAGTTGATGACCGCCGGGCCGTTCGCTTTGTCCTCAACGAATTTCGCTACGGCCTGCGGCCATTTCGCGGACATTGCCTTGATCGCGTCTAGCGTCTCCATGAAAGTTAGCCGCTCACGCCGCATGTCTAGCAGGAAGCAGCGGGCGCCCCGGCGTAGCCAGACTTGGCCCACGACGTAATCGGATTGGTCTGTGCCCTTAAACGCCAAGTCCCAGGATTGTATGATTTCGTCCTCTGGGCCGATGCCGTGGATTACCCGCTCACCGGTAGGCTGTTCAACCCATATGGGGTTGCTGTAGCGCGCCCACGTACCGGGGAAAATACCGCCTTCGTCAGGTGATGGAGTGCCCTGGTATAGGGCGGCCCATGATTTCGGCCCGGCCTCGCGTTTGCGTTTCTCCCAGTTCTTTTGTGTGCGGCCGCGTGCGGACACCATGAACTCGCCGGGTTCCCGCCCTAGCGGGTCTTCTTCCCCGGCCTCCGGTTTATGGTCTGCCTGCGCTGGGATGCGCAAGAACTCCCATTCTCCGGGGTTTTCCCGCATGAGCATCCCCGCCAGGTCGTTATCGTGCCACCGGGTGAGGATTAGAATCACGGGGGCACCGGGGGCGAGACGCGCGGCGGCGGTGCCTGTCCACCAGTTCCATTGATCCTTTTGAATGGTGGGTGAAGAGGCGTCTTTGTGCCCGCGCACGGGGTCGTCGATAATCAGCAGGTCGGCCGGTTTACCGGTCATTGCGCCGCCTACGCCCGCGCAGAACACGCTCCCTTCGTGCCCGTCAAGCTTCCAGAATTGTTTTGAGGATGAACCGGGGCGTACACGTATGCCTAGTTTCGCGGCGTTATCGCGGATGTCGTCACGGATAACCCCGCCCCACTCCGTGGCTATTTCCTGTTGATAGGAGGCTATGATTACTCGCGTGTCCGGCCTCTGCGTGAGCACCCACTCTACGAAGCGGCGGGAGGCGCGCTGTGATTTGCCCTCCTGCGGGGGCATGCTGATGATTAGCCGCGAATCCGGGGTGTTGAACGCCTGCACTAGCTTCTGGTCGATCAGGTCTAGCGCCGGGGTCTGCACCGTCCGCTCGTCTAGTGCGGCCGCCAGCTCCCCGGGCGTGCCGTATGCGGGTTTACCGGCTGTGGTGGTGATGGATTCCAGCAGCTTTTGCGCCACGTGATCGGGTAGTGATGCCACGGCCTCCGCTACCAGCTCGGGCGGGTAGGCGGCCACCATTTTCAGGAAGTCCATACACCCCACCCGCCCCCGTGTTTTATTGTCCGGTCATTTGCTGCAGCTTCGCTATCAGCATCTCCTGCGCTGTTGTCTCGTCCACCTGATCCTGCTTTCTGGTTATACCGGCCCTGTCTAGGACGTTTTCTACGGCGCGTAGCCTGTCGCTTGATTTTTCGGCGCTCACCATTTCGCGGGCAAGCACTTTCAGGGCCGGGTCTACCAGCTCTTGGAGCCGCAGTGCTGCTTTGCGTTTGACCTGCGGCGCGGCCCCGCCGTGCATTTTGCAGACGG